GCTGCCAGTGCATAATTCTTTGATACTTCGCCTTCGGCAATCAGCTTGCGCAGCAAATCAGACTGCCTTTGCAATGCCATCGCGTTAATTTCAGCGGCTTTTAATCCCGCCAGCGCCATGCCCATGACCTGCGCCTGCGCCTGCGCCTGATCATTCCGACCCAAGCGCGTTCCGCCCAGCCATGTTGGTATTTTTTTTCTCACGTTTTTGAGTAATGCAGACGCAAACATAGTTAAAGCTCCTCAATAAATAAAAATGACTCGCCCTGAATGGTAATGCTAGCGGTTGTCTCTGATGCCGCTTGAATGGTGAGCGTGCCTGTGGTTGTGCAGCGATAAATGCCCTCAATCATTGCCAACGTGGCAGTGTTTGCCGCTGGTGTCCCCGTCGAAATGACCTTTTCCGCGAGAGTTTTTGTTATTTTATCCACCCAAGTCGTTGCCGTAGTTGGAATGGTTATACGGGCGGATAATGCGCCAGCCGCCGCGCTAACGCCCAAGGCGATGCCGACACCCGTGCTGGCGGACTGGTAAATAATGGATGAGGTGATGCGGTAATTTTTACCTGCCACAACGGCGGCGCTCAAATCAGTCACATTGACTAGCGTTACACCGCTGATAGATTGTGCGGCTGCCGTCGTCAGAAATACCCCAGACGCGCCATCTTTTCCGTCTGCGCCTGCATCGCCCTTCAGACCATTGTCGCCCTTGTCACCTTTCAGGCCATTAGTGCCGTTAGTACCCGCGTCACCTTTGTCGCCCTTGTCGCCTTTCAGTCCGTTTGTGCCATTGACACCGTTAGCACCCGCGTCACCCTTGTCACCTTTATCACCCTTCATTTGACCCGCGTTAACCCAGCCTGCCGCCGTATACACGACCACATCATTGATCAACGCCGTGCCGGATGGCGGCACAGGCGCACCCGTCGCCACTGTCAAAAAATACGCCCAGCCGATTTGCGGCGCACTCAATGCCGCCACTGTCGACCACGCGGCGGATCCACGATAGTTGAAGGTTAAGCCGTCAGTGCCTTTCGCGCCCGTGTCGCCTTTATCGCCCTTCGCACCAGTTGCACCCGTATCGCCTTTGTCACCCTTAGCACCTGTTGCGCCCGTGTCGCCTTTATCGCCCTTCGCACCAGTTGCACCCGTATCGCCTTTGTCACCCTTAGCGCCTGCCGGGCCGCGAATATTCCCCAGATTAATGGTTTCCATGCGTTACCCCGCTCGCTTGAAGACGTTAGCCAAGCCCTGACCACGCCGCGCACGGTCACTGATCGCGCCCTCGATTTGATCAATCATCAGCGTCATATTAACCCCCCCACTAGCATTGGGTTCGGCTTGTTGTTTGGTTTCGATTTTCGCGCCATTGTTAATCACGCTAATGTTTATCTGTGGCTGCACCGTGACAGCATTGCCGCCACCCGTTGCCATTACACCCAGCTTGCCGCCGATGCGCGTGAGCGGCATAACCGCCTCTGCACCCGCTTCACCCGCCACGGCTAGCCCACCATTGGCGAAAAACTGCGTGGGTTTATGCAACACCGTGTTGTGGAAAGCCCCGCCGTTGGCATACGCCTGCACCCCAGCCGTGGTAAACGCGCCGCCCGTGGCATACGCCTTCATGCCCATCATCCCCATGATATTGCCCAGCACGCCACCATCCGCGCTACCGCTGAACAACCCAGCCTTGCCGGAATCACCGAACAGGCTATCCATGAGCGGCTTCACGACTTGAAGGCGCGTAATCTCGCTAATCACCGTATCCGCAAACCCCTGAAAGTTAAGCTCGCCGGATTTCAAGGCACTGGAAAGGTCAGATTCAAACGAATCCGCAAACGCTTTATTGACGTTAGCCACCTCTTCCATGCGTTTAACGTCGGTTTCCCAGCCGATTTGCCCGTTGATTTGCGCCTGCGTGAAGCCATCCCGCGCCATCGTCAGCCGATGGTAAGCGTCGGCGGTCAACGTGGCTTGTTCAGCACGCCCGTCCAGCTCTTTCATATTGCCTTCAAAGACAATTTCCATCTTTTGCTTGGTGAGCTGCTTGATTTGATCTTTGGTTAGGTTTTTGTCGGACAAACCAGCGGCGTATTGCGCGGCTTGTCCAGCGTCGCGGATACCGATTAACTCTTTGTTCAAGGCAATCTGTTCAGCAGTGAATTCCGCCTGTTGTTCAGCGTAAAGGATGCGCTGCTGGTCGCCGCCGATGAACTTATCTTGGAGCAATTCCCATGCGCGGTATTCGGCGGTGGTCATTTTGACCTGTCGAAGGTGGTCTTCCGCTGTTTTCACCAGCCCATCGGCTTGACCGCTCATGTAGTCGTCGATCAGCGCATTGCGCTGCGCTTCGGTCATGCGGGCTTGATCAATCGTGCCTGCATAGCCCACGGTAATGTCGGCAATCTTCTGCGTCTTTGCCGCTGCGTCATCAAGCACGGGTGATGCTTTTGCTATGGCTGGTGCAACCTTAGCCGCTTCACTTGCCACCGCGCGAAACGTTGGCACGGTATCACCCAAACTTTTGGCAATGCTGTTGGCGATGCCTGCACGGAGTCTCATTTCCCCCGCCTCATCTTTGGGGCGCTCGTAGAATTTTGAAAAAATGGCAGCGGCCGACTGCGCGGAATCTGTCGCTTTAATGCGCTTTCCCGCACCACCGCCATTTTTCATAAACAACTCTTTCGACAGAAATTCGAGCTGCGTATCGACGCTTGAGCCGCGAATTGACTGCCCCATTGTCGCCTGAAAGCTGCGTTGGCGGTCTGGATGCCATTGCGCAATCCCGTAAGCCTGTTTTATCCCTGTTTTTTTGTCGGGGTCGCCTTCGGCATTCGGGCGGAATTCGCTTTCTTGCTTAATGTTCGCTGCAATGCCAATGGATTGGTTGCGCGTCCACCCCAGCGATTGCAGCTTTGCGACAACATACGCGGCGGTTTTAGCGTCGGGGTCGCCCAACGCCTTGCCGCTAGAAGCCCCGCTGGTAGCGGCGGAAATTGCCCCAGCCGCATCCGGTACAACCGCGCCACTGGCAGCGTCTAACACGGCTTTGGCGGCTTCAGCCTGCCGTTTCAATGATTCAGTGGCGGCATCTATCGACGTTTTGTAACGGTCGGACGCTAACACCATGTTGTCAGTAGCGGATTTCGCCGCATCAATGCCGTCACTGGCTTTTTCGCCCAGCCCCAAGCCTTCCAGATGCGCCACGTATTTATCACGCAAGCCGCCAGCGGCTTCAGCCGCGTCGGTGTTCAGCTTTTTGCGTTCGGCAAGGTAGGTATTGTATTGCTCCGCACCGATAGCGGCACGGGCTTCAGCGTCGGTCAGCCCCTGCAAGCGCTTGGCGTAGTAGTCGGCTGCCAGCTTGCCGTGTTCCAACTCAATGCGCTGCTGGGTCAAGCCCTCCACCAGCGACTTGATCGCGTCGCCGTGACCGTGCAGCACCTGACCTGCTTCAACCGTGGCGGCGGCGTGTTTTTTAGTGGCATCAGCCGCAGCCAACCCCGCCTTAGCATTTGCTTCATAGGCTTCAGGGGTTTTATTGAGTTCAGTCGCCAGCTCTTCCGCTGACTTACCCAGATCGCCTTGTTTTTTGGTGAGTGCGTCAATAGTGGATGACGCTTCTTTGATCGCGGCTCTGGCTTCGCCTTGATCCGGCCCGAATATATCCGCAAATCGTTTACGCATGTCATTCCAGCCTACACGGAACATGTTGCCCTCGAACTCACTGCCTTTAGCTGTCTCTGCGTCTATCGAGTTCAGGTATTCAAGCTGCTGCTGCGCTTCGATTTTACGCTGCGCTGCCAACTTGATGATGTTATCAATCTCCTCGCGAATCGCACCTTGTCGGCTGGTGCTTGCCGTGCGGTATTCGTTGGAAATCTCGGTAACGTGCTCCAGCGTTTCAGAAAACGTGAGTGTTTGCCCGTTTGCAAGGGTAATTGTTTTCGCCGCGTCATTGTTTGATTCAGCGAAATAGTACAGCGCACCTGCCGCCAGCATTGCTACGCCAGCGGGGCCGCCTAATAACCCCATTGTGGCAGTTAACCCGCGCATGACCACCGCCTGAGTGGAGGCAGCGGCAGTGGAGGCGGCTAACGCGGCGGCATGGGCGGCAGCGGCGGCAGTAGCACGCGTTTGTGCGGGGATTAGGGTATTTTGCACCACGGAAAGCCGTGCCATACCTGACGTTGCCGCAACGGTAGCTTCAGCTTGCCGCAACAATGCCGCCGCGTGGATGGATTCGGCTTCAGCCGCCGCCAGCGCGGTCGCAGCGGACTGCGCCGTCGCAGCGGCATTGGCACGAGTCGCTTGCATTGCCGTCACTTTCGCAGCGGCGTAACCAGTGGCGGCGGTAATGCCTTTACCGCCCATAATTGCCGCTAACACACCCACTGACATTGCCGCGCCTGTGAACACCGCGTCCATATTATTGGCAACGGACATTAGGTTCGTGGCAATCGCCGCCGATGCGCCCGTGGCTTGGTCGAGCTTGCCGATTTCCAGCAATGCCGAGTTGCCGATTGTCACCCAAGCCTTTTCCATCGTCGGGGCAATTTGGGCGAACTTCTTGTTCATCGCGTCGGACTGGGACATCAGGGCATTAAAGACCAGCTCACTTTTGAGCATCCCTTTCTCTGCCATCTCGCGCAATTTGCCCGTGGTTGTCCCCAAGCCTTCTGCCAGCGCCATCGAAACCGCTTTGCCGTTTTCCATGATGGAATTGAATTCATCGCCACGCAGCACACCGGAAGCCATTGCCTGCGACAACTGCTTAATAGTCGAAGCCGCTTCACCCGCGCTTGAACCTGATACCTGAAGCCCTTTGCCCACCAGATCGGTGAACTTAAGAATTTCTTCCTGAGACTTTCCCGCGTCTTTCAACGGCATGGCAATCCCAGAATAAAGCTGCACCGTGTCGCCAAATGCCACGCGGTTTTTCTGCGACATTTCAAACAGGCGTTCGTTGGCGACCGCCAGCTCATTGGTGGACGTGGTGGCTAACTTGAGCTTGGACTGAATATCGGTATACGAGTCAGCCGCTTCGCGCACTTTCCCTGGTATGGCTGCCAAGCCCATCAGCACCGCTGCCGAACCGCCATACACAGCCGTGTCCATCATCGCGGATTTGAGCTTAGCCATTGCCCCCGCGCCATCCCGCAACCCCGCACCCGCTTGATTGGCAGAACCCGCCAAGCGGTTGAGTTGATTACGCGCACGCTCAATGTCGGACTGAAAGTCGCGACTATCGGAGCGGATGCGGATGATTACATCACCATTCCCACCTTGCGCCATGTTATCCCCTCAAGATTGCGTTGACGGCTATCGGTAGCCGTTTGCGGACATCCGCAGGCACGTTGTGCCAATCCAAAACCGTTTGCGCGTCGCTGTAGCGAAACCCCGCACGCTGCCCGTGCTCAAACACCCAACACGCTTCAGTCAGCGGTAACACCGCTAACACCGCGTAATTCAGCGGATGCAGGCGCTGTGCCGGAACATTAGCAGCCTGCTGTTGCTGGCGTTGTGCCACGAAAGCGGCAATCTCCGCCTCCGGTACACGGTTCGCCCGAAACGCGGCTACCAGTGAATCATCTACACCAGCAAATCGGGCGTTGCGGCTGTTTCGACCAATCCCTGCCCAGCGTCTGGCAGCTTCTTCGAGGGTTTGGTCAGGGCTTTTTTTCGCCAGAAAACCCCGTATTCGTCATACAGCCAGTTCGTCAAGCCGGGGTGTTCTACCACAGCGTCCAGCGTCTCAGCGGCTGGCACTTCCACGTCATCGCGTATCAGCTTCAGCCCCGTGATGCTTTTCGTGACCTTGCGCACGAATTCCGCGTTGCTATCCGTCATCCCCGCCATGTATTTCTCGTGGGATAGGATTTCAAACGTAACGGACACATTGCCGTCTTCCAGTTCAATCAAATGCACGTCGGTAGTGCTAATGCGTTGCGTTGCCATGTGCGTTCCTTTAGTTGCAGGTAATGCTGTAATCGTCGCCACCGACCGATGGCAGCAGCAACATATCCATTTGCAGGGTGCGGATACCGTCCGAATCCCCATACTTCGGCGCAAGCAACTGCACCTTAGGCGCTGCAAGCGTGAGCTTTTTCCCCACGCCGCCGTCGAGCTTGAATGACAACGCGCCCGTCGCACCCGCTTTGGCAATCGCGAACCAGTCCTTAGTGCCGATGGATTCCGCTACAAACTCGATTGACCCTTTGCACTGCCGATCAGTGATCGACGCTTGCGGTGCATTGCAGTTGAGAAATTCCTGCAACTTAATGTCGTTGCCCGTATCCAGCGAGAGAGAACTAAGGCACAGGTTAGTCATGCCATGCAGCGATAGCGTGGTAGTCGCCCCTAACAGCAAATCAGGCAGCACCCGCGATTCCAGCGCCACCGTGGGGATGGTTGCCGCCGTGGGGTCAATGTACACGCCCGTAATGTCATACTTGCGCACCCAGTAACCGCCCACGCTCAATTCGAGGGATGATGTGCCGCGTGCGCTGTGCAGCGCGTGCAGGTTGGGGCCGATGTAACACGCCAGCGAACCGAGTTCATACCCACTGTTCAGCGGTTTGTAGACAACGCCTGCTTCCACGGGTGGCACGGCGGTCGGTGCGGCGGCAATCGCGGTTTTACCCATGCCGCAAATGCGCTCCAACACACCCCAGTAGGGTTCTGTGCCTGCCGTGCCTGAGCCTGCCAGCGCCACGGAAAACGACAACTTGACCTTCAGCCCGTAGAACTTTTGCGGGTTTGCGCCGAACGTCGCTTTGATCAGCGTCAGCTCTTTGCTTTCCGCCACGAACGGCTCAATGCTCGCGTCGGTGATCTCTACCCAGTCTGTTGGAGCGGGTGCAAGGAAGGTCGTACCCGTTTGAATCTTGGCTAGCAGGATGGTTTGATTGGTAAAAATAGGCATCGGTTAACCTCAGCGTCGGTATTGTGTGTGTCGGTACGTGTCTAACCACGCGTATAAGCCGCAATCTATCGGCAGCGGTTGCCCTTCAATAAACAGCATTAGCCCCGTATGGCTGGATTCGCACCATCCTGTCAGCGCGGTGCGTGCCGCATCACGACGGGTTTGCAGCACATCCAGCCCGCTGGCGACGAATAGCAGCGCGTAATCTTGCTCAGCAACGGGGAAAACATCGGGACAAACCTGCTTGCCCACGGTTTTCACCGCGCCCTCCATCACCAACACATCGGCGATAGGGGCGGAAAGCTCTACATCCAGCGCACTGACGTACAGCGCGGCATCGTCATCGTAATCATCCAGCGCATTCACGGTTTCCACGCCCGTGGTCGCCGCCAACGCGGCACGCACCGCGTCTTCCTGCCCCACCAGCGCCTGATAACTGGTGGCGCGGATTTCCAGCGAGAACCCGATCAACGTCGCCACGGCTTTGCCCTGAAACGTGCGCTGCTCGGATTTGACCACGCCGTAAATGCCGTCTGGCGTGGGGCGCACCCCGTCGCTTTGCTTGGCGGTCAGCGGGTACAGCGTCGCCGTATCGCTACCCGCTGGGGTAAACAACGGCTTCAGCAGGTTATAAAACGCCTGCGTGTCTTGCTGCTTACGCGCTGGCAAATCCACCACGCTAGGCTCGGCAATGCTTAGCGTGGGCAGCGTGGCTTGCAGGTGCGTAATGATCGCGGCGATGCTCATGCGGCCCGCGCCTTAGCAACCGCTGCCGTTACGCCTGCCGCAAAACGTTCGGCGTATTTGCGGTTATGCGTCGCCATCAGTTGCCGCAGCAACCAACGCCCACGAAAGCCTTTGTGATACAAAGCGCGTGCGGGGCGCGTGCCGCTCTTGTTCATCTTGCGCACCGCTTGTGTGCCATAGCGTTTGTTATCAGCGCCCCACGCCATCAGGATATGGCGTTTAACGCCACCTTCCAAAAAGCGCAGGATGTAATCCTGTTTGCGCGGCTTCGCCACGCCAGCGCGTGCTACCTTGCGTGTTCCGCCAATTTTCAATGCCGCGATTTCGTCGCCGCGCTTTTTCAGCACTTTCGCGCCAATGGAACGGCGCAATACGCCCGTTTGCGTCGGTACGGCGGCTTTCAGGTCTTTCACGCCTTCACGCCCCACCGCTTTAACCCCGCCTGCTACGCCCTTGCGCATGATCTTGCGCGGCAACGTGCCGAGGTCACGGATAACGCTATCAACACCCGCTAATTCCAGTTTCACGGTGCAATCTCCTTGACCCATTGGCACAACAGGTGCATTTCAGCGTTGCGCCCGTCACGGTGGTCAATATGACCCACAGTTAGGGTTTTAGCGCCGAACACTACCCGCCAGCTTGTGGCTACGTCATCGCGGTGGCGCATCACCACGCGCTTGTCAGCGGGGTGGTAATCTTGGTCGGCTTGATACGTTGCTGATTTGCGGCTCGTGGCTTCTTCCACGCCTGCGGGTATCGTGGCAACATCAAGCCATTGCAGCATCTTTTCGCCGTAAGCGTCCTGAGTGAACACGGGGCGTTGCAGCGTGATGACGTGGCGTAGGCGGGCGGAGCGCATTAGGCAATCCTCAGGATGCGGTGCGAATCCAGTAGCCACTGGTACGACAACGGCACATCGCGGACTTGCAACGGGCTGCTGGCTTCACGGTTTTCGTACCAATGCGAGGCAATCAGCAAAATAGCCTGCTTAACGGTAGGTTCAACGAATGCCGCGCCCACGGTAAAGGTAATCAGTACCGCATCGCCGCGCTGGTAAACAGCAGGGAAGAAGGTGCTATTGAAAAACACCACACCACCTTGTGAGGTGAAATACAACTCAGGGCTGATAACTTGCAGCAGGTTATCAACGTCGTAATAGCGCACCTGACCCACGCTCAGTAGATCAGGCTGCAGGCGCATTCCGCTGTTAAAATCGCGGTAATGCGCTTCTAGGGTTTGTTCCGCGAAAAACCGCCCCGTGTAATGCTCAGCATCGGCACGGGCGGCACTGATCAACGCCTGCAATTCCACGCTTTCCGCGCCCATGTAGTCGCCGTCACCCGTAAACAGGCGCAAATTACGCGCCAATTCGGTCACGGTCACGGGTTCAAGGCTTGCGGGCGTGATCAGCTTCATGCAGCGGCTACCGCCACATTTTGCTTAATCAACCACGCGGCTTTATCCGCCGGGAATCCCGCCGTTTCGCCTTTGCCGTACAGCGCCCATTGCTCGGTAAATGTCACTCGCACAATGGCATCCACCACGGGCGGTGGCGGGGCGGTGGCTTCAGCGACCTTTGCTTCTTCCGCGTCTTTTTTTGCCTCAGCCATTACACAGCCCCCCACTTAACGCCCGTCAACACGGCGACGGACGCATCATGGCGCATCCCGAAGTCGTTACTGGATACGGCGCGAATCAAGGTCTGGTTGCTGGTAAACGCATTTTTAACCGTGCCGGACACAGGGTCGGTATAACTGGCTTCGGTTGAAATGGCTAACGAGACTGTGCCGCTTTCGCCGATAATCGCGTCGGCAAAATCCACGAGGTAAACCTCGGATTCCGTGCCTGTGCCAAGGTTGCTAGGCACTTGCGTGGTAACAGCCAACGGCTTGCCGCGTAATTGGTTTTGCGCCAGTTCGGGGTAAACCTTGTTGCCATTGCCGTCACGCTGCGACATCAAGAACATAAACGTGGTGGGGTTCATTACCCAGCCCGGTTTCAACATGCGCACATTGGCATTCAGGAGCTTGAGTTCCAATTTTGAAAGATCAGTCTCTACCAGTGCAATACTAGTACCCGCGCTGGCGACAACGACGTTGGCGACAGGCGCGAGGTTGCGGAAACCCTTGGGCGTATTTGCCAAGCCATCCCCACGGATATACGCCAGATCTTCGCGCAAGCCCATGCTATTGACCATATCGCCCACAATCAGGCTTTCGACGTTTTGATTAACGCCGCTGTATTGCAACAACTGGTTAGACACGGGTACGAGCGTGATCATGTGCTTAGCACTCAGTGATAAATCACCGAAGGTTTGCTCAGAAGCCGTTCCCGCTTGCGATTCGCTCACGTAGTACGAGGTTGCGCCGCCCGTCATTTTTGGCACGGTTAAATTACCGTGCGGCATGGGCAGGGCAATTGCGCCCATGCTACGTACCACGGATTTTGGCATGAGGAGTTCCACCACATCCGCCATAAAATCCTTAGGGACAAGCACGCCGCCTGCGGTAGCCGCTCCGGTATTCAGCGCCATCGCTACATCGGCATCACCCAGCACGGTTTCAGCATAATGCGCGGCTTCACGCCCACCGCGCCCCGTTGCGCCGATGGCTTGAATCATTCGCGCCACTTTCGCGCCTTTCACATCCGGCGTTTTAGGCTGGGCGGAATAGCCGTAGCCATTGCCTGCCAGCGCACCTTGCGTAGGCAACGGCTTGGCGACCGCCGCCGCCATTTGCTCGGCAACTTCCAGCCGTTGAATTTGCAACGTGAGCGCGGCAAATTCTTGCTGGATGCTGGCGAACGCTTCCACCTGTTCGGCGGTTAATTCAGTGCCTGCGGCTTCTAGGGTTGCCAGCGCCTGCGCTTCATCATTGAGTTTGGCGCGTTTCTGGCGCAGATCGTTAATATCTGGCATGGGTCTTTCTCCGTTACAGTTGCATTTGCATGGCGGCGGCTTGCATACCGATACGCCCTGCGTTGGTTTTACGGCTAACATTGCGTTGGGCAAGGTTCGCGGCAATCTGGTTTACCGCGTCCTGCGGGTGCATGAGCTTATCCGCTAGCCCCGCGCTAATCGCTTTCGCGCCCGTGAATAACCCCGCTTGGGTATCACGGATAGACGCGGCGGATACGTGGCGGTTACGCGCCACGCTATCGACAAACAGCGCGTATAACTCGTCTAAGCTGGCATTCAGCGCGGCGGTGGCGGTATCCGTCAGCGGCGCATACGGTGAGAGGTCGTTTTTGTGGTCGCCACGGTAAAACGTGGTGATCTTCAAGCCGTCATTATCGAGGGCTTTGCTTAGGTCAACATGTGCGGCAATCACGCCGATTGAACCCACGCCACTGGTAGTGGAAACAATGATTTCATCCGCTGCCGAGGCAATCATGTAACCCGCCGAATACGCCGAAAAATTCACAATGGCGGTGATCGGCTTAACGCCACGGGCCTGATACACGCGCTCCGCAAAATCAAAGCAACCCACTGCCGCGCCGCCGGGCGTGTTCATGTCCAGCACGATGTGTTCCACCGCGCTGCTATTCAGCGCCGCCTCTAGCAAGCTACCGATTTTTTCATAACTACTGATTTCCATGCAGCTCGCATCCATTGCCCCTCGCCGTGTGGTGAGAATGCCATGCACTGGCAACACCGCTACGCCGCCGACGGTACGCATTGCCACCGCTTCCGCGTCGTAATCTTCATAACGCGGGGCAAGCAACGCGGGTGCGGTGCTGCTGCTCATAGGGTTAGCGGTCAAGCGCGGCATCAGGGCTTGTTGCACCGCGTCTAGCAGTAAGGGCGTGCACATCAGCGGGGTGTTGAACACCATGCTAGCGATATGCGGGTAATTGATATGCTTCATGCGGCTTGTTCCTTGATTTCGTCGAGTTCGCGGCTCAATTTAGGGTTTTTCAACGGATTGCTGCCCGCATCAATCATGTTTAGCGGCTGTAGGTACACGTCGCCGCCCTTCACTGGCGGCAGGTTTTCCATCCGGCGAATATCATTCACTGACAGCCAGCCCCATTGCCGCCCTTGCGCGTATGCAGCAAAACGGCTGCCTGTGTCACCGCGCATCAAGCCGCTGACGTTGAATTCGATGTAATGCCCGTCCTTGCGCTCACCCGCCGTGAGTAGATCGCGCATCATTGCCGCTTCATGGCGGCGTATCCACGGTAGCAGGGTGTAGATAACGAACTGCAAGCCTTGGTGTTCAATGTTTGAAAAAGTGGCTTTGTCCAATAACTGAATCATGTGGGGCGGGATATTGTAGAGCCGTGCCACTTCACCAATGCCATGCACGCGGCTGGCGAGTAGCTGCGCGTCTTCGTTACTCATCGAGATTTTTTTGTATTGCAGACCGTCTTGCAGCACAGCTAGTTCGCCCGTGTTTTTCAGACCGGAATACAGGGTTTTCCATTGCTCCTTGAGTGCGGATACTTGATCAGCGCCCAACGGCTTTAAGCCCTGCACAAACGGACGCTCTAACACGCCGCCCACATTGGTGGAATTGGCAAACACAAACCCCGCGTGCTGCTCGGTCGCCAGTGCCAGCCCCAGCCCTTCACGCCCTGCGGCTATTGGCGACATCCCGACATAACCGTTAGTGGAAAACGCGGCGATATGGTGCATCCGCGAAAACGGCACGCCCGTCTCGCCTTCGTCTAGTAGATCAAACACGGGGCGGCGGTCTGAGCCGACGCGCACCGTTACTTTGCTAGGGTTAAGCGGGATGATCGCGCTCACGTCACCCGCGCCGTTACGGTCAACCAGTGCATAGGCATTGCCGCGCAAGCCTAAGCCGCCCTGCATGTATTCATGATATTGGAAGGCGGTTTGCCAGCCGTTCGGGGTGTTGTGGATTAGGTCATAAACGGGGTGATCGTTGGCGCGTTCGCGGTTGCCGTTGTCATCGGTGCGGCGGTACAGGTTGCAGGGCAATTGTGCTACCGATTCCGACAAGAGCTTGACGCAGGCATACACGGCGATAAAGCCGATAGCGTTTTCAGGGGTAACGTGTATGCCGCTGGTGCTGCGGTTGCTACCACCCAGTGTGGACATCAACCATGAGCCGTGCGGCGGTTTGCTGCCGCTGTGGTCGTTACCGCCGAAAATACCGGGGAAGAACATTAGTTATCCCCTTGCGTGGCGGACATTGCCATTTTGCTCATTTGCAGTTGTGCGCCGATGCTGACGTACCATGTCCACCACATCGCAAATAGACCGCCGATGATGCAGGCGACAGGCACGGAGAAGAAGGCTATGCCCCATAGCATGGCGGAGAAACCCATCAACCCCACCAGAAATATCAGCACTGGCGCTATGTGTCGCATGGTTTCACCTCATCAAATCGTGGGCATAAAAAAAGCCCCCTACGTGGCACGTAAGAGGCTTTAAGATTCGTCAGACCGCTAGGCAATCCCCAGAAACGACTACGCCCAGAGGGGTTTCAACCGTCTGGGCGTAGCTTCTGCGAATTATAGGAATTTATACCCTAAAAACGGTGCACAAGTCAATAGGTCGGTTTATGCAGCGTTCCCCACGGTGGCTACCATGCGGTGGAAGGCGCTGTTTTTGCGCTTTCCCCAGAATGCTTCTACATCCGCGTCGGTCGCATTGCTTGGCGTACCCAAGCTGCAAAAGTGAATGCTTGAATGTTACTATTCGTATTAGCCATGATATTTGTCTCCTGTACAGACATTGATTGGTTAGCCTTGCTCTGGTGTTTGCCGCACCGGGGCTTGGCGTTCTTTTTTGCCCTCCATTGCCTCCAACTTCAGCATCAACTCCATGTAATGCTCCATTGTCATCAAGACGTGACTATCTATGCCGTGCGCCGTAATGATGACGGGTTCTTGGAATGCTGCCCTAAGCAGCTTTCCTAATTCTTGCTTGAGTTCGGTCTTCGTTGCTTTCATTTCGCCTATATTATCTATTTTTCACTTATTGGCAACCACTATTTGCTATGGGCGGCAGAAAAACGCGCATTGCTCTGTTTAAGGCGTTGATAAATTGGCGGTTGGGTGTGAGAATTAAATTTTATTTGGGCAAATCTTGGGGAAGATTATGGGCTTCAGATTCAGGAAAAGCATAAAGTTGCTTCCGGGTGTTCGGGTGAACATCAGCAAGGGTGGTGCAAGCCTTTCTGTCGGCGGGAGAGGTGCAACTGCGAATATCAGCAAGCGCGGGGTTAGGACTACGGTTGGCATACCCGGCACGGGGTTTTCTTACACGGCGCAGCCCGTCAAATACAACACATCAAAAAACACCACAGCCACACCTCCAACGGTACAAGCTGGCAGTGATAATGTTGCCCTGCAATTGGCAATAACGCTTATCATCATGGGCGCTATAGGCGCAACTGTTCACCAGTGCGCCCCAAGTAAAGCAGTTATCGCCGAATCAGAGGTGATTGCAACGCCAGTAAAACCTGAAGAATCTAGAGCAATTAATTTTAAAAAACCAACATGGTGCCGGAAGGCAAAAACCACTGTGGAACTGATGGTGTGTGGCGATAGCGATTTATCAGAATCAGCCGTCGCACTGGATAATCTCTGGGATGATTATAAGGCGACGCAACCAAAAGCTGATATTGCCAAGGCGCGTGCCTACCTGCGATCTTGGAACAAAGATATATTTCAAGCCTGTGATTCTAGCCCCAACATGAACCTGTGCATTGCGCAAGCCTATGGCGTGGTGCTGAATCACAAGCTACTTTCCCCAGTGAAAAAAAACTGACGCTCATGGCTTACGTTCCGGTCGGGATGGCATTTGAAAAGCCATGCGAATGGCGCAAGGTAAGCGATTTGGACAACTGGTTCGGCTAGATATACACCCCGTCTTCATACGCGCCTTCAATCGCTTCCACGCGCCCCAGACTAACGCCCCGCGCAATCATCAACGCCACGGCGGGGTCAATCTTGTCAGGGCTGGACTTTTTATCAGGTTTGACGTTAAGCGACGGGTCAAGCGTTGCCACCACGTTGCCCATTGCCCACGTCAGCAGCGGGTCATTAGCGTGTTGTAACTTGCCGCCTTGGTAGTCATGCTCCAAGGCTCGCATCGCAGGGGACATAGACTGATAGCCCATGCCATACCCCACCATCGGCAGCCCGAATTCCATCAGCTTATTGACTATCCAGCCGCTATTCCAACGGTCAATCCCCACTGCTTCCAGCTTCGGCAATGCAAACAGAATACCTTTCTCGTTGGCATGACCCGCTTGCCATTCGTCCCCCAGCAAATCGGCAATGATGTATTCGTAGTCGGTCACATTGCCCGGCGTGGCTATCAGCCAGCCATCCCGAATCCATTGATCATAAGGCACGCTGCGCGACTTGATCGCGTTGTCCACTTGATCTTGCGGCACGTAAGAACGTTGCCATACGCGGATTGCACCGTCCGGCATAAATGCCAGCAACGCCACGCTGCATAAGTCGGAGACGCTCGCAAGGTCAAGCCCTGCATAGATACGTTCCGCGCACGCTAGGTCTGCCAGCGCGTACTCAGTGCCGCATTGCGCCCATAAATCAGGGTTCAGCCACGACACCGCCGACGATAGCCAAATACTAAAATTCTTGGTCAGCACCCCGACCCGCGCCACGGGTGAATTCTGCGCTTTGACCACCTGCCCTTGCAGGTAGTCGAATTTAACTGAGCCGCGCATTTGCGGCTGCCCATCGGCACGGACACCGCACGGGTATTCAAGGTTAGGATTGGCTTTTACCCATGCCGCTGGGTCTTTCCATTCGTTTTCCCAGTCGTCAAGGGTGTATATCACCCCAAAATGCTCATCATCAGCATACGCGCCTTCCAAAATCTTGCAGGTGTACTCGCGCTGCTCAAGGCAAATCGACGCTTCTTTGTTATTGGTGAAGCCTGCCGTGGTGATTTCCCATAGCAACGGCTGCGACCGTGCGCCCTGCCCTGATACCAATACATCATGAATTTCACGGGTTTTATGGGCGTGCAGCTCATCCACTAAGGCAAAATGCGGGTTAGCGCCGTCAATTGCTTCGGATTCGCGGGAAAGGGGAATGAATATGCCGTCATTGCTGGGGCATTCGATGTGGCTTTCGGAATCGCGGATTTTGATCTTTTTGGCAATGTGCTTGGAATAGCCCAGCATCTTCCGCGCATCTTTCCAGAGCCGTTTGGCTTGTTCGCGGGTGGTGGCGGCGGCGTAGATCTCCGGTGCGCCCTCGCGGTCTTTCAGCAAACCGAAGCCGCCGATACCCGCCAGCTTGATCGTTTTGCCGTTTTTCCGCGCCACTTCTTCGTAAACCTGCCGAAAACGGCGCTTGCCGTTGGTGCGCAGCCAGCCGAATACCACGGTCACTATCCAGCATTGCCACGGCTCAAGCTCCACGCGCTTGCCGCGCCATTCGCCCTTGTAATGGGAGAGGTACGACATAAACACCAGCACACGGGCCGCTGAATAGTCGTCGAAATACAAGCCGCGCTCATGCCCCGTGGCACGGTCACGCTCGTCACGCTCTACCGCCAGCCGCACCCAGCGACACGCCACAATCTCACCGGATAGCACGCCGTTGGCGTAGGCACGCGCATCCGCCAACCCACGTTGGGCAATAGCGGCTTGATCGGGTGAGAATGGGCGTATTTTTGGAAAAGCGGCTGGTCTTGTCATAGTTCGTCGAAGAGGTCGACTTGTCCGGGGTCGGATAGGCGCATTGCTACCCGCGCAGGTGGGGTTAGCCCCAGTTGCTTAGCATACGCCATTATGGGCTTCAGCAGTTTGTTCCATGCGGTAAACGTACCCGTTTCAGCCTCGTATCCGGTGCTGGTTTTCTGCGTCATGCCGACGAGTTCGAGCTTTTCATCCAGTTCAATGAAGCGGGCGAATGTGCTGCAATAGACCGCCAGCATATCTGCGTCGAGTTCATTGATAATGTTATGCCGCACGAGGTTTTCCGCGATTTCGTGCCAGTGCTTGCGTGATAACGGGCTTAACCATTCGGGCGGTTCAGGTATGCCCACGGCAATGGGCTTGCTGGTCGGCACGCCCGTGCCTGCAAAATCGTAGTGTATGACGGTAGCGGTAGCGGTTTCGTCCATGTTATTGCCCCTGCTTGGTTGGGTTGCCAAAGCCGCCATCTTTCGAGGCGGTTTTGCGGGAATGGCACGGTTTGCATAGCGCCTGCCAGTTAGTTGAATCCCAAAACAGTGCCATATCGCCCTTGTGTGGCTTGATGTGGTCAACCACGCTTGCTGCGGTAACGCGCCCCGTGGCAGCGCAGGTCACACACAAGGGGTTCTGTTGCAGAAACCCCAGTCGGGCGCGTTGCCATGCGCTGTTATAGCCGCGCTCGTGGGCGTTCTCGCGCACCTCAGGGCGTAGTACCTTGAGTGCGTTGGGAGGCTGGAAGGACGGCAGGCGTTGTGCCATTAGTCTTCTACCGCGATTTGGCGCTTGGCTTTAAGGCGGTAATTGAGCCAGTGGAACAATATAGTGGTGATTAACCCCCCCGCACCCATCACAATGCCCGTGATAATGCCGATAATCTGCCATTGCTCGACCGTGTAGCCGAACATGTGTGGCATATCCAGTGTTGCCGCTAGCGTTACTGTGCTCGCCGCCGATACTCCGGTTACTTTTGCTGCGATAGCAGCGACTGTTTGTGTCATGTTGTTCTTTTCGGTGATGTTGACGGATGCGGACAACATAGGTGTGACTCCCGTGTTAGTTGCTCGCTTTTTTAACGTCTGGATAGACCATGCCGTACTGTTCCGCTAAGCGGCTCAGGGCATCGCTACGCATCCGTGCATAGGCTTTCATGCGTTCGTCGTGCATACGCACTTCTAGCTGCATGAGATCTTCATACGCGGCTTCTTGCGCGGCTATATCGTCGGTGTAGGCTTGTTGCAATTGATCGTGGCGCGTCATGGGGTGGCTCGCTTGTGGGTCATGTAAAGGTTAATGCCGAGGTGTATCAAGCTGGGCAAGGCTGACCGGAAACCGGAGACAACGAAGGCTTCCTGCATCATTTCCGCGCCCGTGGCAGGGCTAATGCCGGGGATGTAGCCCAGCATCGCGGCTATACCCACGCCGCCACTGATTAACATGCCGATGTGGGTTTTTTTGCCGGATAACCATGTATTAGCCGTTGCGGGTGGTGGCACTGGCACGGGCGATAGCATGGCGGGTACGGGATGGCAGATCGTGGGTGGCGGCGGTTCGGGGTCTGGTTCAGGGTCGGGTGGTAGTGGGGCGGATTCGGCGGCTGCCAAGGCTTCGAGGAATAAAGCATGGTAACGCGCCACCTTTCCGGCTTGATCACGCCCGTTGACTACCCGACGGGCTTGTATTGCGTCTAAATTGCCGGATTTGTCGGTGTAATCGGCTAACGCTTTTCCGGTGAAATCGCCGTCTAACATGCCTTCCACCAGTACTTTTAACGACACGGGCATGGTTAGGATGCGTTCCGGCTCGGCTTCTAGCGGTATCCCGTGTTTTATTCCCTGGTTGCGAAAATTAGTGCGGCCCGTGAGCTGTACCAATCCGCCTGTGTAGCGTGCGCCGTCGCCTTTTTTGGTGTTGCCTAGGCGTTTGGCTACGTCGGGGCGGTCGCCCGTGGGGTCATACATTCGCATTAAGTAATCATGCCCACCATTTTCGGGGGTGGGCTGCATCGTGGTGGCGGTTTCGTGGTAAGCGGTCGCAAAAATATAGGCAAGGTGGGTTATGCGCCCGCGTGGGTGGTGCGCTTGCCAGTAGTCGAGCAGGGCTTCTATGCCGTCAACCTGATGCTGTTCGAGGGCGCCGCCGTAAAGCGTGGGGCGGATGGCATTAAAGAATACTTCCCGATTCATGGCGGCTTCCTCCGTTTTTGGGCATAAAAAAACCCGCTAGGCGGGTTAAGTGGTGGGTGTTGGCGGCTGTTTCGCCGCGTTTTTGACTTCTTTGGCGATGATCGCGCTTAGTAGCTTTCCGGCGGCTTCGTTGATCGTGCCGTCGGGGTAAATCATGCCTAGCGCAGCGGCTTTCTGCACCAAGCCGCGCAGCCCTTCGGTAATGTGGATGCTGCTTTTTTCGGAGAGTTCGGCTAAATCGTATTGCGCTAGCACCCATGCTTGTTTGTAAACATCACCCTCGGCGGGGATGGCTTGCTCTAGCGGTAGGGTAACGGCGGTATTGCGCCAGCCTATGCAGAGGTTCTGGAAGTTGTGGTTGCGACTTAGGGTTAGGAGGCAGTCGTTGTTTGCGCGGCGCTTGTGTTGCTTTAGCCAGTCACTCCATAACATGCGGCATCATCCTTCCCAGCCCAGCCCAGCCCAGCCCAGCCCAGCCCAGCCCAGCCCAGCCCAGCCCAGCCCAGCCCAGCCCAGCCTGCAAATCATAGATTTTTCTCCCTGAAATGACTACGCCCAGTCGGTTATTAGCCGCTGGGCGTAGTTTCGTCGAATTATAGAAAAATCCTATGCAAAAACGGTGCATAAGTCAATAGGCAGGTTTATTAATGCACGCCCACCTCTAGTAGCAACACGCTGGTGGCGTGGCTTATTTGGAAGGTTGTGCCGAAATGTTCGGCGGCTTCCTGCGGTTTTATGCCCATTTCTTCGGCGGCATGGACGGGGTTGCGCAGCCAGCCTTTCAACCTGCCGAACTCTATGTTGAGGCGTTTCATAAATTTCTGGCTGAATTTGACGTGCATATTGCCGTTTTGGAAGGCTTTTACTTCCATCAGAACGTCACCGTTTACGCAGGTAAATGCTTGGGATTTGTTGCTACGCCATTCGCGGGCGGCATGACCTGCGCTGGTAACGGTGTCGGGGCTTGTCCAGCCTAGGGTTTTGGCTACCGCTAAAATATCGTTGATCAAATCGGCGGCGCGTTCGCTTAGCCCGTTGAACTTTGTATTTTCCCATGACCATGATGAGGTGCTGATACCGCCTGCACGTTCTAGGACAATGCGGTATTCAAGCTGGTAATGGGTTAATCCATCTGGGGTGGTAGTGCCGCAGTATCCGTAACGCCATTCTTCATCCCTAAAGGTGCGTTGGTTGGATTTGTAGGTGACGATATTGGCTTGCCTTACCATGCCCTCTACTAGATCAACGAGCTGGCTATCGTAATAATGGTTGGCGTTGCGGATTACCCATAGGGTGATGGCGTAGGCATTGTCCGCGCTGAAGTCTACCGCCATGTTGTCGCTTAGGGATTCTAAGATGCGTTTGCGGCTGGCGGTGGTCAAACGGTCGGTAATGCTGGCGTAATTGCCGAAGAATTCGCGCCAGTACAAGGTTTTCAGCCCTTTAATGCGCTCTTTAATGCCTTTTGATAGCCCTGCGTGGTTAATGGCTAGTTCTTTGAGTAAATCAGGGTCTAGGCTGCTGGCAGCGGCGTAATTGGCTTGTAGCTTGCTCATATCACGCTGATAAAGCATGACAAGGGTTTCGATTAGGGTTTTACCGGATACCATTTCGTGATTAATGGCTTTTTTCAAGCCGTCCTGCCCTTCTTCTATGGGTTCGGGTTGCTTGGGGAAGGTTTCATTAAACCATGCGTCAAAGGGGTCTACTTGTGGGTTTTTGGCGTGGTAGCTGCGCCGCGCTCCGATCAGGTCAACGTGGATAATGTGTACTTTTGCCCGTGCGGCGCGTTCTGCGTCGAGGAAATCACCTGCGTGGATAATGCTGGCAACTGCTTTGCGGGATTCGATGGCGTGGGCGATGGCGGTTGAGCTTTCCCAGCGTTGCGGGATGATCAGGTACACATCGGTGGCGTTGGCTTCGCGGATGATTTTTGCGGCCCATGCTTCGTATTCTGAGTAAGGTGGGTTTGAGAATACTATATCAACGCGCTTGTCGATTAGCGTGGCGTGGTGAAAGTCCGTGCCTACCGGGATAATGTCGTTAGGCTGGCGGTTAATCAAAGCGGTGCTTTTTTCAATGGCGTATTTGTTGCCGTTTTTTCCTGCCAAGGCGGTTAATACGCGCCCGTCGCCTGCGCCGCAGTCTAATACGTTTGAGCTTTCGCGGTGATCAACGCGCATGGTGCGGATATGGCGTTCAATAACGCTAATCATCGTGGCGGTGGTGGGATACCATTCAAAATCCTGCTCGGTTTCGCGCAGGTATTTTACGAGGGTGCTAGTGGTTGCGGTGGTGGCTGGTTTTGCCGTAATATTCAAAGTGGTCATTTCCCGTTCTCCTTTTGTTCGGGCTGTGGCAAGTAAGGCGCGGAAGGTTGTAGCTCCGCGCCTCGCGCTTATTTAAGGTTTACTTTGGCTTTATCTGAAAACGTTCCGGCTACTAAAGCGCGTATTTTGGCTTGTTCGCGCTTTATCTTGCGGTTGTGCTTTTTAATGGCGTGCTGGTTCATATCCCGTATCCTTTTGTTCGGGTTTTAAAAATGGCGTTGAGGTTGTAGCTCATTGCCCGTTTAGTTAAGTTGCTGGCAGTCTATACCGGACGTTTTAAAAGTAAACTGCATTCTGATCTTTTTTTATGACCCTACGTTCCATATTAACGCGCCCGGTGTGGCGTGTCGTTTGGCGAATTGCCATAGCTTTGCGTCGTAATTTTTACAGCTTGGGTAGGGCGGCAATATCTTTGCATCCTGTTCAAAACTTTCTGGGGCTATATAGGCTTTCGCCCTGCCTACATTCGCGTCTTTCTTGCCGATTAATACCGTGTGGAAGGCTGCATTTGGGAAAGCGCGTTGTAAGCCGCGCGTCAATGTGCCTGACCCGCTAACCGTCCATACCTCGTGCGGTTGCTCGCCCGCGGATAGTGCGGCGGCGGCGATTGCGTCTAGGCTTGCGTCAGTGTCTACGCCGAAGGGGATTAACGCCGCGCCTGTCTCGGCGGCGTAGGCGCGTGCTTTGCTTTGAACGTTGCTTAGGTAGCCGTGCGGTATCATCACTATCTTTGCGCCCGCATCCTTGGCTGCTAGGGTTAGTGGGTGGGGATGGTTGCGTTTGGCAGTGAAGATGGTGGCGCGTTTGCCCACCTCGCGGCAGGCTACCGCTAGGGCTAACTGGGCATAACCGAACGCGGGGCTGGCGTAGACGAACTCGTGATGATGGTCTTGCGCTACCAGCGGCTGAATGACGCGCCGTTTTGTGCCGCCGTGCAGTAGATCGTCGCGCACTACTTTGAATCCGGCGTGGATGGTGATAATGGGTAGCGGTAGCATTACATCACCGCGCCGTATTTGGTGGCGGGGTCGGGTATCTCGCTATCAACGCCCTGTTCTAATGCGTCGTTTACGTCCACGTCGCCGCAGAGATCGGTGGCTTTACGCGCATCGCCTTTAACAAAGATTAGAATATTTTGGTGGGTTTTCCCTAGTTTTCTAGTGGTGCTGAAGGCTTTGCCCATTCTAATGGGTAGGCTGCCCACGTTGGTTATAAGAATTCCTTCGTTGTAGTAATGCAGACCCGCTTTTATGAAAGCGTCGATAGTATCGCCGACAAAATTGTAGTAATTGCCTTTTTTATCGCGCACCTCACCTACTACAAAACAGGCGAAGGCGTTTTCTTTTAATAGGGCGCAGGTGTTGTTTATTATTTCAAGGTATGCTTCTTTGAATTCGGCATACTTTAGCGTGCTTATGTCTTTGGGATTGTCGCTGTAAACTTCTAAGTCGGCATACGGTGGGCATGAGAATATCAGGTCGGCTTGCACGTCTTGGCAGGTTTTTTGGATTAAGCGGCTGTCGCCTTCTACCCAAATTGGCTGTATGTCGTCTTGTGCGCATATATCGGCGGCTTGTTGACGGTTTTCGGCTACTTGTTCGCCGCGCAATTCATGCCCGATGTATTGTAGCCCTAATTTTGCGGCGACTATGCCGCGCACACTACCTCCCGCGAAGGGGTCTAGGATTGTGCCGCCGGATGGGGCGAACCAGCGGTAGATGATCTCGCATAGCACCGGATCAAAAATGCTAGTGCCTTTGGTTTGAAATGCGTCGGGTTGGGCTTCGTGGAATTCCGCCCATGATAATACCTTGCCGATTTGTTGTTCGTAGCGTTGTTTTTTGTCGTAAACCTCTGGCGGCTGGCATCCGGTGGCGAAGAGTAGGCCGCTATCCGCTTCGCCGCTTTCACCGCGCCCTGCCTCGCTTTTTATGCCTAGGGCTAGCCAGCTTTTCTTGCGGTTCATCCACCAGCCTTCCCGTGCGTTGAAAGTGGAGAAGGGCGGAATCATGAAGCGCTCGGCTAGGGATACACGTTCGGTGGGTGCGCCGCCTTGCGGGGCGGATTCGTGCGGCTCTTGGTCGTGCGGTTCGTCAAAGCTGGCTAGAAAATCGTTTATTTCCGCATCATCGAAGCCCAGTAGGTTTAAGTCTATTCCGGCGGCTTGCAGGGATTTGATTTCTTGCTCAAGTATGCCTTCGTCGAAAATGCTGTTTCGCGCCACCCGGTTGTCGGCGATGACGTACATGCGTACTTGATCAGGTGTCCAGCCGTCGGCTAGTAACGCGGGTATTGTTCCGGTGGGGATGGCGGTTTTGTCTGCCATCCGCAAGGTTTTGCCGGATGCGTAGAAACGTTCGGCGGCGACTTGCTTGCGTCCGTGTCCTGCAATCATGCGGTAACGTTCGCCGTTGCGTTCAAGTAACGCGGGCGCTGTCCAGCCTACCTCCTGCATTAATGATTCGATTTGATGCAGTTGCGCATCAGGATGTGTATTACTGTTTGCGTCGTAATCGTCGATTAGCGACAGCGGTATAAACTGGATATTCATGCGATACCCCCCCCTAAAATGTTGAAAACGCTATATATATATTGGAGGCGCGGTCTATATGGCGAAGCCCTATAGAGATTTACCCCCCCATGCCATCAAAAAACAAAAGTCAATAGTTTTTTAAAGAAAATCACGCACATTTACGAATTTTAAGATTATCCCGCAACGCACCGACAACACCACCCCAACTTGCCGCCAGCAACGCTTGCGAAACCAAATACAACGGCTTAATCCTGCCCCACTTGTTGTTAGACACCCCGGCATCACGCATCATCGACGCATCAGACCGAACCACCCTGCCCGACCCCTTACACCGCATACAAACCGCCACACCAATGCAACCATCACCCCCGCACTCCCTGCAAGCATCCCCAACCGCATCATGCAAACACGCCACACGCCACGCGATGGCAAAATCAGCCACCGAAAACGCCACCACATCCGCCCGATACAACCGCAACGCCAACACAAACGCCCCGTCGACACTCTTATCCGCCAGCTCACCCGCCGACAACATCCCCAGCCGTGAATACACAAGCAACTCCGACAACGGGTCAATCCCCGACAACGCCGCCAACACGTCCTCGCGCGTAACCCGTGGCAACCCGCCACCGCCGCCACCGCCACCCAACCCACACCGAGGATTAAGCAGCGACAAACACCCCAACCAATCAAAATCAGCCGCCATAGCGATTCCCCCGAATCAATCCAAAAACGCCAACAACTCAGCAGGCATAGCCGCACGCGCCACCACTGGCGCAGGCACTGGCGCAGGCACTGGCACTGGCACTGGCACTGGCGCAGGCACTGGCGCAGGCACTTTCAGCGGATACACCCCAGCCCCGCCAAAGTCATACGGATTACGCAACGCCTTGCCGTATACCAATCGCGCATTCGGTCTACGCCCCTCTTCCTCCTCCACATTCCGCGCAATCTCACAGCCCCTTCTTTTCGCATTAAAGAACTCCAACGTCATCGCAAACGCCGCCGCAGGCTGACAAAAGCCATCCGCATCAACCTCACCCCCCGCAGCCAACCAAGCCAACTGCGTCATCGTATACCCCGAATTAACCGTGCTCAGCTCAACCAAACGCGCTTGCAGATCATACCGCTCACCCGTAGCCGACTGCTTATTCAACGCCTTAGCACTCACGTTTCACCCCCTGATTCATCGCATCACGCTCTTGCTGCAAATTAAACTTCTCACACTCACGGCGCAGGAACGAACGGTACACACCATCATCCTCACCCGGCTTCATTTCCCGAAACCCACGCTGCACACCCCAATCTTGCAAAACCTTACCAAATAGCTTCTCAGGCACGGCAATCAGCTTAGGTGCAGGTGAGCTAGCCCTAGCCCGATTAAACGGCGTAACGTTGCCAGCAGGCGCAGCAATCGCCCCTTTGGGCGCAGTCAGCAGCTTCTCAAGCTCATTCTTCCATAGCTTCAGTTCCCAGCCAGCCTGATCAAGCTCAAGCGACTGAGCAGACCAATACATCGCAAACCCCAACACCTTGGCTTTCAAAACATCCATCACCGCCGGAGCAGGCTTCCACACATCGTTAATCTGCGTTTTGAAAACTTCGGACGGCTTCCAGTCGAGAGACAAACGGAATCTGCCCAACGGATGCTCGCACGCACCCGCGCTCTTAGTTGGATGGATGGATGGAAGATATGTGGTAACTTCTCCCGAACTTATCACTTTTTGTACAGGGTAACTACCTTGATTTATAACGCTTTTGTTATGGTAACTTGATGGTAACTTCATGGTAACTTCATTTTGGACAAATTGAAGCACAAGATTATCCTCACGGCTTTTTGAAAGGCGCAGCAACAAGCCAGCCTCCACCAATCGCCGCACTGAATTGATCGCATCATCCCGCGAAAAAAGGATAGGACGGTTCCGCTTGCCCTGCGTCATCGTCTCAGAGATCTCAGCCGCCAGCCGTGCATACGACACCGCTGACTTAATCCCCGTAATCAACGTGTCATCATCCACCAACCACCAAAGGTGGTCGAACACCAAACGGTCAACAACCTTATTGCCCTGCGAACGCAGCACATCAGCCACATTCGCACGGTAATGCCGAAACGTTTGCATATCCATTACCAGCCACCCTTGCTGCCAGCAGCCGCATAATCGTCGCCGTAGTAAGGATTCTCGAACCGCTGGTACTTACCCACCCAGTTAACCGTATCCGTGCCAACCTGACCGCCACGAGACTTAGCCGTAATCAACTCAGCGCGATCATGCCCACACTCAGCGTCATAAGCCGACTCACGGAATAAGAACAACACATTGTTACTATCCTGCTCAATTGCGCCCGTCTCACGCAAATCAGACAACACAGGGCGTTTGTTAACGCGGTTCTCTACCCCACGATTAAGCTGGGAAAGACTGATAACCGGAACTTTAAACGCCTTGGCTAAACGCTTCATCGACTGCGAAATCTCAGAAACCTCCGTTTCACGATTGCCATACGCTTTCTTGTCACCCGTCATCAACTGCAAATAGTCAACTACCACCAGACCCGGCTGCTTACCCGTCTCATGAATCAGCTTGCGTAAGCGCTGGCGAATCTGGGAAGGTTTCAAATCGGATGAATCATCAATAAACAGGTCGGAACCGTTAAGCCGCTTCGTGGATTGCCCAAGACGCGCCCAGTCATCCCCGTCAATCGTCCACGGCTGGCGGATATGTCCATAATCAGCACGGCCCGCACACGCCATCAAACGTTCAGCCAATTCATCCCTATCCATTTCAAGGGAGAACACTGCCACAAACTCATTCACGTTATTGGCAGGCAACCAATGCGCAACGTGTTCAGCCACCTGCAAAGCAAACCCCGTCTTACCCATGCCCGGACGCGCTGCCACCGTATACAACTTACCCTTCTCCAAACCAGACCACCGCGCATCCAGCTCAGTAATACCCGTAGGCACGCCGTTCAGCATTTCCGCCGCAGGCTTGCCCGAACTGTTCAGTTCCTCAATCTTGCGCAACTTAGCCTTCAATGCAGGCTTGATGCTCACCAGCGACGCATCATTAACCGTTTTGGATTGTTCCAGCTTAAACATAGCCGCAACGCCCTCTTCCACTAGAGCCAGCGTTGCCTCTTCGGACGGGTCATGCTCAAACGACTGCGCGATCAACAGCTCACACTGCGCAATCATCTGACGACGCACCGCATGGTTACGGACTATTTGCGCGTAAGCCTTGATATTCGCCGCCGAAGGCGTGTCTTTGCATAACGTACCAAGGTAAGACACCCCATTGCATTTATCCAAGTGACCCGACGCAGTAATCGCCGTCACCATAGTAGTTAAGTCGATAGGGTCATTGACCGCCACCAACCGCGCCATCGCCGCAAAGATCAACGCATGGTCTTGACGGTAAAAATCCTCAGGGGAAACGATGGAAGCAACTTTATCCCACGCGGAACCGTCTTGCGCCAAACCACTCAGCAGCAAGCCACCGATAACAGACTGTTCGGCATCAATCGAATGTGGCGGAATTTTCAAACCATTAGGGGTAGTGCTCATGCCTCAGCCCTCCAATCCCGCAAAAATTCCCGCGCCGCCTCAGCCCGACGCGTTGAAGAACCCGCCGCATCAAACGGCACAGCCGTAGCCTCAACCAACGCAATACGCGCCGCATCCAGCCGCCCATAAGCCTCAGCAATCCACTGCATAGCGCCCGTCATCTCATCCATCAACGTCAACACCGTCGAATCCGCCACCACCGCCACATCCCCATAGAAAGTCTGCGTAACAGGCGCTTGCCCCTGCAAAATAGTAGTAACGATAGTCGTTTTAGGCGCAGGCAAAGCCGCACGCGGAACCGTGGTAGCCGCTTGTCGCGCAGGGGAAGAAGAGGATTGCAGCGAATCAAAGGCACGAATCACTTGCAGATGGAAACGTGGAGAAACCCACATAGCATACGCATACACCAGCTCCTTACAAACGTAAGTGCCTTTGTGCTTGCCGCCGTTGGTGGTCTTCACAGGTTCACTACCCACATCTGGGTAGGAAGATTTGATTTCAGCAATCAGTTCTTGGGTTTGTTCCAAACGCAGGAAACGGTTTGGTTGATGCTTAGCAGCACCGCCAGCGGCAGTGTGCAGATCGTTAAGGGAGTATTTGCCATCAATGACGCGGATGGAGGACGCAAAAATAGTGATGTTTGACATGATTGAAGCCTTATCTGTTGGAGAATTTTCCCCACCAAACTGGTTGCAATCAGAAAATGGTGGGAACTGTACGGGGTTTGCAACTACTGGCAGATAAGAACCAGCCTTCCCGAAGGAAGCCCCGCACAGCCCCATAGAGGAGCTTTCTACACCCGCACGAAAACGCGGACGTAAAAAAAGACGCTGGTTGGAAGCGCCTATGCGCTTATCTGTTACAGGAGTTGCAGTCCCGGTAGCGGATTTTGCCGCTACAGGACTGAATGTAACCCTGCCCAACGTCCGTGTCAATAAATTCAGTGGATAGATCATGAAACACCCACCCGCACCGACGCTTTCAACGTCGCCTTCAACTGCACCAGCGCATTTTCCGCCACCTTCTTGCCATTGGGCGTAACACACTGCCCAACCTGATTAGCCGCAAAAAACACCGCCCGCCGCGCACTAAAATCATGCAGTTGCTTACGCACCAACGCCGCCTCATTCAAAAGCTGAATACGGATAAAGCACAGTTCATCATGCTTATCCGGCGTAATACGGCCCCATTTCGCCAAAAAGAACGCCCGATCACCCAGCACACGGCTATTCTCAGACAAAAACACATGGTTCGGATTCATCACCCGGTCTTTCGGATAATTGTTTTTAGTACTCATGCCGCCACCTCCACCGAAGCGTGATCTAACGCAGCCAACACCTGCCAAACCAGCGCCAACAGAACCGGAACATCATGCCAGCCATAAGCGCGAACCGCAGCGGAAAAAGCCCGATCATCTATGTAACGAATCATCCCATCACACACCACCACCGAGTCGGCTTGCCCGTCTTGGTCGCGGAACTCATCCAACGCCCCACACAACAACGCAGGGTTACAATCAAACAGCCGCGCAATCGCAAAATGCGACACGCGACGCTTACCTTCAACCATGCGAGTAGGGATTGCAGTTATCTGAACAGATAAATTACTGTTTTGAATGCCGTTATGGCATAAATCTTGATTAGTATTTTGTGTAAAACGTGGCATAATGATTACTCTCAAATGTGAAACCGGAACACCTAGCCGCCAAGCCAAGTTCCGGTTTTTTTTCGCCCGTCATTTCTGACAAGCACCCTGAGGAAAACCCTCTATCGGCGACTGCACCCAGCAACCGCCTGTCATAAGCACTCCTCTTATCTGATTTGATTGGTCAAACACCACTAACACTCCTACAACTCAAAGAAGCAACGCCGGGAGGGCAACCCCGACGCGCCGAAACCCGTTGGGTGAGCGTGTCAATCACCGCATCCGGCACGTTTATCATTGTCGTATCGTGTTCAGTGGTTGCTGCGAGGAAACCATTCAACCGAAGCCAAGCCTCAAGCAGCCTAGTGCGCTTATGCCCCGGCTCTTTGATGCAGCCATCCGAAAACAGCGAAAGCCACGAAGAATTAATGCCTGTTTCCTGCTTAATAGCGCGGAAATCGCGGCGTTCTTTGTTGCCTTTGCTGATAGCAGCCGTGTTCAACGCCGCAATAATCACGGCTAGTTCGGCTTCAATGTCTTCCATTACATGCTTGAGTGTTTCGTTCATCCCTATATCGTTGAATATATTGAACGATAAGTCAAGCGCAAAATGAACGCCACGTTCTGTAGAGTGATTAATATGGATACCAGAAAAGCAATCGCATCAAAAAACATACAAACGCTGCTTGAACTCAATCAAGACAGCATCTCCAATTTCGCGAGACGGTCAGGTATGGCCCCGTCAACTCTAACCACGTTCCTAAAATACCCAGAAGACCGGAACATAACCTTAGATCACCTCTTGGCAATCTCCGATATTTCCGGCATTGAACTATGGACACTGTTCGTCCCAAATTTCCCCTACCGCAACACCCAAGGCAAGCGCATCACCAACATCAGCGCCGACGGCTACGCCCTGCTCCACATCTACGAATCAGCCACGGACGAGCAACGCAAAAGCCTGCTTGACTATGCCTCATACCAGATGCGTGGCTCAGCAGCAGAAAGCAAAGTGCGCGACGTACAGTCCCGCTACCTCACCCCAACCCCGATCAACACCCCCATCCGCTACAAGGGTTGCAACGAAGACCACGACAAGTAGCCTAAAGAAACCACCCAGCAACCCAAGCGACCAAGCCGAACAATGGCGGAAAAATGAAGCAACTGAATGACGTCAAGATAATTCCAAAAAACATCACATTGTCAGCCACCGCAATCGTGCGCAAATATTGGCGCATCCGTATCCGCCGCCGCGCCTTCCACTCAGCCGCACTGATCGACACCCTCACACTACCCTTCGTACTCAATTTCATCACCTCCATCACCGCCACCACTTTTATTGCCTTATTCATGCCAACCCCTGCCTACAAAAGCCACTGGGTACTAACCACCATTGCCGCAGCATGGGCAATCGTCATACTACTGACCATCGCCCTAACACTGTGGACAGCAAAACGCTACCGCAGGCGCACCAACGCCAAGGGTTGACGGGGTTCTCAGGGTTCGCCAACCCCGTCAACCCCTGCCAACTCAGTAAAAACATAAACTTACCACAATCGGGTTGACGCTCTGTCAACCCCGCAACCCCGCGCCAACTCATAACGCCAACTCTGTCAACTACACAATCATTCTATCCCCGCGTTGAAATAATTTGAAAGCCCGTTGAATATATTTATTGACTTGCTGCTTACCGTTGAATATATTGAACGACATCAGCACGGCGAAACGGAAAACACCCCGAATCACCCGCTAATAACAGCGAATCCCAGCGGTTCGCCGCTACTTAACAAATTGACCAACCCTAACCGGAAATAAATACAGGCTCGGCTAATTTAAAACAGCCAAGAGCGCGGGAGGGAGTGAGTCACACCCAGACTGGTGTGCAAACGGGTCAAGATCACCGTGACCTAGGGCAACAACAACGGAATCACTTAATCAATCGTTCCAACCTCCTCACAACAACTTGCTAGCAAGGAGGATGTTGGCGCGATTACCAACCAAGTCACCCAACCAAACCGGAGAAGCATATGGCTTACTATTACCAGCACATCACCCTATTCGATAACGGCAACGTTTGCTGTGGCGAAGTAACTAACATTGATCTAGCAGTAGAGATGTGGAACGAAGACTTCTACGTATCCAACACCTCTTGGGAAAGCAAACCAACCGAAGAAAAGCAGATCATTATCGAAGAAACATTAAACTACGCCGCCGAATTAGCCAGAACCGCAGCAGAAAAAGCCACCGCTAGTGCCGCTTACCACCAAGCGTGCAAAATGAGATACCACACTAAGCAGCCATCCCTAGAAACAGAAAAATTCACAAAAACCGCAAACCCCAAGTAGCGGTAAGCCCTTGGCTGGAACAAATCCCCAATAGTTCCAGCCCTTTTTAATTAGCGCCTTACTGATGTTTATCAGTACTCCTCCTCTCCTAGCGGTATCGGTAGGGCGCTATTTAAAAAGGACTTTGGGCAACGGCAAGGATACGCCAAACAATAACCTTAAAATGAGTATTTCCAACATGTTAAAGCTATCAAAAGCACAACAAAGCTCCCTGTATTTCGGTCTGTCCATTATCAGCGGCTTACTCGCCGCCGCACTGGTAGCAAGCCAACCTGCTCACGCAGACGCGCCTTTCGCCGTTGATCACAGCGACTACGACGCAGCACGCAGCGACTCAGAATCAGAATGCCGCGTCCTCACCAAGCCAGACGCAAACGGCAACATCGACGCATTCAACCGCTGTGTGCAGATCACGATGCACGACCGCTACGGATTCGGAACACTACCCGACACCGTACAAAGCCAGAACGTACCGCTTGAAACAACCCCGTGGGGTGTCTACCGCGAACCCGCAGAAGTAGCACAAGCATTAGCCGCACAAGCCACGCGCAACGGAGCAATCCAATGATCAACAAACACATTTTGTTAATGCTTATCGTTGCAGTAGCCGCCATGCAAGCCGCCAACGCAGCATCACCCAAAGCACCCACTGCAAAAATCCCAGTTATCGCAGGCACATACACCCCGCCAGCAACTGAAGACTGGGGCTGCGGAACAGGCAAGCCAATCACCATCCGAGAGGACAAGAGCCGCATCTGCCCAATCGACAGAAAGTACAAATAAAAATGCCCCTTGGTAGGGGCATCCACTAACCACGCTGCACCTGTTTTTGAACGGGCGGGTGCAGCAAGGAGTATCAACATGTTACAGGCAAAACAACCCATCGAACAAGCCACCCGCAACGACTTCAAGGCGATTTTCCGCGAATTAGGGCGATTGCACCGCATGGGCTACCACACCAAATACAAAAAAGTGGACAACACCACTATCGTACTAACGGAGAAATCCGCATGACACTAGCTATCAAATCACTGCGCATCCTCGCAGGCGTAACCAGTGCAATCAGCGCAGCAGCAGCAGTACCCGCCGCAATCACAATGGGTGGTGGCACCGTATTCGGCGTAGCGATTGTTTCCGCAACTGCCGCCGTCATCTACGCCAATTGGCACTACGTATCAGTAGCACAACCCACCACGGACGGCGAACAAGCCATCCGCGTCGGTGCAGCACTTACCGCCATCGCATTTTCCGCCGCAGTGGTGTTTGGCATCCACACCAGTGCCCAACTAAAAGCCGTTGACGCTTCCGCAAAAGCAAACGAATCGGCAATCACGCTCTACACCAATCAAGAAAGCAGTCGGATGGCAACCTTGGCAAGCCTCAACATAGAGTTGCGTTCAACGTCAAAATCCAAAAACCCCGTTGAATACGCAGAGCTACAACGCCAGATCGACAAGCAATCCACGCCCACCCCCAAAGATGTGGCAAGCACCGACAACGCTGCACCAACCGTCAACGGCATCTACTCATGGATTGTCGCCGCCTCCTTTGAAATCGTCACGCCAGCCCTGCTGATCATCGCAGGTCTATTCGGCCGCCACCGCAAACGCCCACAAGACACCGCAACTGCATCAACAGTAGCGCAACTCAAAGCAGCACTGGAAGCAGCAGAGGCGAAGGCAGCATCAACTGAACATCAACTCACCGCAACTCAAACCGCAACTGCATCAACAGTAGCGCAACTCA